AGTTGCCGCGAATGTCGCGCCGGATGCCTCGTCATGATCCTGTCCGGCAAGGACGTGGAAGCCAGCTTGCCGGAAACCCTCAGATAGGCCGCCTGCACCGCAGAACAGGTCTATTGCCGTCATCGTCTTGATCTTCGGCGTGGGACTGGATTTCTTCTTAGTACCGGGACGATAGGCAAGTACGGTGTCGGTGATGGCGTTCAGCGCCGCGATCCCGGTCGTCATGCGGTCAACTCCTTATAGGTAATACGCGGGCCGCGCTTCAAAACCGCCCACACGCTTTCGATACCGTTGGTGGTCACACCATCCCGGACATACTCGCCGTCGCCGTGATTGATCCGCTCGTGCTTGTAGAACACACCCTCAAGGCCAACATAGCCGCCATGCTCGTCGGGAAACAGCTTAAAAGCTGGAAGGTGGAAATGGTCGAACGGCTCATAAAATGCTCCCCGATGCGGTAGTAGATAACTACCCTTTTTCGGTGAGGGAGTCATCTATATAATTCCCAAAGGTAGCCAGGGCCAAGCCCCGTCGCTAAGGCCACCACGTGCCAAATTCCCCAGGAGTCCCAACGTAAAAAGGCCCCACCGCTGGGGACGGTAGGGCCTTCTCACCGGGTAGTCCTGAGCGTCAAGGAGGGGACCGCCCAGGTAGCCGATTTGGTTTGCGCTCGACTCGGTGGCCAGGTTAGGCTGGTCGGGCTTGGACGTGGTTAATCACCAACGTTCCCGCTGACCAGGAGGCGATCATGTAGACCACCCAAGCGTAGATGCTTTTGAACCTCTGGTGATCCAGAGAGTGTAGGACGCCCCGGTTGTCCAGATTGATTATCTGGCCGGGGCGTTTCTCTATTCAGCCTTCACCAGGCTGAGGAGCCATGGCGCGCTGCTCGGCTGCGGTGATGACCGTATCCAGCTTCTCCCAGTCGGCGTCGCCGGCCACACGGTTCTCCTCGTAGATGGCACGCACGCTCTGCACCAGGTCGAACACGACGATGCCGGCGTCGATCATGGCGGGCACCTTCGTCATCAGCATCGTCAAGAATGCAAGCATGTCATCCTCCCACCTTGTTGTCGTTGATCACTTTTTTGAACGTGGCCACAGAGCGCTGCGCTGCTTCCACGACGAGCTTGGCTACACTCGGATCGGTGCCGACGTTTTTCACTACGTCGACAGCGGCTTTGGTAGCCGGTCCTGCCGTGCGGATACCGTCGCGTAGAAGGTTCACCACCGCCTGCGACGAGCACGGTGCCGGTGCGATGGTACAACGACGTAGTTCGTTGTACTCGGCTGCGACCACCACGTAGCCGGCATATGCCGCCCGCGCTGCAAACGCCGCACGGTTCAGCTCAGTCATGTCGACCTTAGTCGATGCGACCTCAGCGATGGTGGCCGTGGCCTTTAAGGTATCGCACCCGCCCAGGGCCATCAGAGCAATTGCGAACAGTCCGTATAGATAGCGCATGTCAGTTCCTTCCTCGGTTAGGACGTGCTGGATTGCGGCACGACCTTGGGCTCGTTGGAATCGGCAAGGGCCTTGCCGACTCCGTTGGACGCGTTGTCCTTGACCACGATGTGGGTGACATCAGGCAACGCGGTAACGGATGCGATCTTTACCTCGTCGGACATGACATCTGCGATGCGAATCTGCACGTCGGCAGGCATCGTGGCCACGGCGGCGGCGACGGCCTTGTTGGAAAGCGACGCTGCGATGCGGGCTTGATCGTCAATGGTCAACGATGCCACTGCCGTCGATTTCTTATCATCGGACATGTTGGCGACGGCCTGCACCTGTGACTTCTCGGTGCGAGACGCGGCCATCCATGCCGTCGCGAGGATCGGGGTCAGGGATGCGATCACGTCGAGCCACATCTTGGTGTCGTCCGTCGACAGGCCGAGCTTTTTGGAAAGCACCCATGCCAGCGGGCCGGTGGCGGCAAACAACGATTGATAGATGACTTTCCACTGTTCCTGATTCAAGCCTAGCATGGTATGCCTTTCCTAGTTGATGCCGAGTGCGGCACGCGTGTCGTTGCCGACGATAGGGATCGCCAGCGCCCGCATGGTCGCGTGCCCCACCATGCCGTCAGCCACGAGGCCACGGCTGCGCTGGAACGCCATGATATCAGCGCCCTCCTGCCCGGTGTCGACCAGCGGCAGGCCGAGCAGCGCCCGGTTGCGATCCCAATACATGCGACGGTCGCTGAAGCCGTTCATTCCGCCGTTGATGCGGACGGTCATCGCTTTGAACCAGTTGCGGTCGGCCAGAAGCGAAAGCTGCCGGCTGTTCCAGAACCAGACGGCGGCGCGCGTGCCGTGCTCGGGCATGGTGATGAGCAACGGATCGGCGATCAGGTCGAGCCCCAGCACCTCGCCGCAATCCAGATGATTGTTGCGCCCGGTGATCTGCATCGGGCAGTGGCCCTTGAACTTGACGCCATCGCCGGGGTGAATGTTGCCGAGGTCGCTGCGACCCTCATAGGCGCTGCCGTCCGCGATCTCCTCCATGTAGCGGTACTCGCCGCTCTCGTGCGCGAGTTGCGCCAGGAAGGCCGTGATGCGCTTGGGGGTGCCGATGCGCCCCTCGATCATCGCCGGCACGATGAACGGCAGGTGCGGATCAAGACGAGCGCCCGCGTTCGGCATCATCTGCCGTAGTTGCAGTTCGGTGATCATGATGGCCTCTTGGTCGGTTAGGGATTCGGCGTCAGCGCGTTGGTGTCGGCGGCGCGCCGCTCGCGCCGGTCCTTAGCCGCCGCCCACACCATCACGACGGCGAGGGCCGGGATCAGCACCCAGCGCGACGCCGGCCAGCCGGGCGGGGCGTATTTCCAGGCGTCGATAGCTTCCCAGAACAGCGCGCCGGCCAGTACGGTGTAGGTCCACCAGAGCCACCACGGCGCGTTGCGATGACGGAAGCGCTGCAGATGGAAGATGGCGAACATGCCGGCCAGGCAGATGGCGATGTAGGCGAGCTGGACGATCCAGAGCGGAATCATTTCGGCGCGCCCCGCCACAGAGACCACGCCCAGGCGAGGGCGGCTTGCGGATCGGTGCGCCACTTCTCGGCAAAGGTCGCGAAGCCGGCTAGCAGGTTGGCACCGAGGAAGGCGATCAGCAGCGCGATGATGCGTTCCTGTTTGTACGAGGCTCCCAGAAATTCGGTGACACCCGGCGTAGCGAAGAAGCTGAGGCACCACGAACTCAGCACCGCCAGCCCGCGCGTGACCGGCGAACTGTCGACTAGGGTGCGCAAGGTCAGCAGCGAGCCGACCGCTGCCGCTGCCATGGTCCAGAACGAGACGCCGGAGCCCGGCAAGGGGTCGTTGAAATCCGACATTTGCTACTCCCCACCGGGCCAGCCAATCGTGATGTCGTAGGCGGCGACGGCCTCGGCCGTCTCAAGCTGGCGGATAGCCATCTTCGTCGTGAAGGCGAAGCCGAACAGCTTTTGCACGCCCACGTCGGCGGCATCGGCCAGCTTCAAAAACTCCTCTGCCGTCTCAAAGACTCTGACGGTGTTGTCGGCCGTCACGAATGGCAGCGGCGTCCAGTGCCGGTTTTGCAGAGCCAGGCAGCCGACAGCCTTCGCACCCATGCTCGTGATGAACGCGATGCCCTTCGCGTTGACCTCGAAGCGCTTGCCGTCGAGCGGCACCCCGGCAAGGCACTTGGCATTGTAGAGCGCGTCAACTTCGTCGCAGCGTTTCTCGCGCGCAGCGATCAAGGCTATAGCCAAGAGTTCCGGCGCGTCGTCATCAAGATATTCTATGGGAGGGTCTTGCTGGATGGCGAAGCTGTTGCCAAGGCTTCCGTCCTTCCGCCGCTCGTAAAATCTGCCAGCCATCTTTCTCTCCTAATCCCGACCACGACGGTCGATCCAGCCTGCTGTCCCAAGGTTTCCGCCATTCGAGTTGGCGGAAACCTGAACGTAAATCTGCCCGCTTGTGTTGGTCGGAGGACCAATCTCGACACCGCCGTAGATGTAAATGCCGGTGCCCGCGCCATTTGAGGACGTGCCCCCTAAGACGCGCGAAAGCGCGGAGTTGCTGGCTGGCGCAACCAGTATCGTAGTGCCGGTGTTATTGACCGAGGATGAGTAGCCCTTAATCAGCGGCAACAGCGAAACGCCAGTGGGCACACTCAAGGTTCTCAGCGTCATCCCGCTCGTGCCGCCGAACGAAAAGTCGGTGACTTCGAGAGTGAAGAAATAATCTCCCGACTGCTGAAACGACGTCCACTGAGCAGATCCATTCGTTTTCATCGATCCAAGGCGGCGATAGTGCGTGTAGCCGGTCGGCAGCTTCGGCGCGCTCGTTGCCGTGTGAACGCCGCTCTGCGAGCCCGTCGTGTTGATGGCCGAGCCACCTTGCGTCGTCGCCAACTGGAATGCACCCGTCGTGAAGCCAGCCGCTATGACGAAGTAGCGCACGCCCGCCGTGAAGCCCGTCGGCAGCGCGCCGGTCGTCGTGAACACCACGCCCGATCCGATCTGTAGGCCATGGTACGCCCACGTGACGACGCCGGGGGTGGCGATAGTCATTGTTACAGTTGAGGACCGATCCGGCGATAGAGAGGTTAGGTAGTCAGAAACCAACGTGTCCGACCGCTGGATTTGATAGGTGTGATACCAAAGGTTGTTCGCGACGGTGCCTTCGTCGAGCGAGCCGTTGGCGGTTCCAACCGCCCACGCACTCGCCGTCTTGGTGTAATCCGTCGACACGACCATGCGCGCGGTCGCTGCGCTGTCGACGGTCTGGCAAGCCGTCACGCCGAACGTGGCGCTGGAGCCTGCTGTCGAGAGCGTGCAGCCGTAGAGGAAGCCCGGCATCGCTTGAACGATGGCTGCCTGCGTGGCGACCTTCGTGCTGGCGTCGTTGCTTGACTGCGAGGTCGCAGTGGTGCCGTTGGGCAGAGCAGTCGTGCCAGAGACAGCCGTACCGCTGCCTGCATAATAGGCAATCTCATTTGCGGTGCCGCTGTTGACCGTGCCCGAGCCACCCGGCGCGGCCCAAGTACCATCACCTCGCCAGAACGTCGCGGCCGAAGCACTCGTTCCACTGTTCAGATTACCTACCGACAAGTTTCCTGTAACACCAGTGGTGAGCGGCAAGCCGGTCGCGCTCGTGAGTGTGCCAGAGGATGGTGTACCTAGTGCGCCGTTGAACAAAATCGGAGCGCCAGCCGAGCCGACGTTGACGGCAAGGGCCGTCAACACGCCTGTTCCCGCGCCTGTCAAACCTGTGCTGATCGGCAGGCCGGAGGCGCTGGTCAGCGTGCCCGACGAGGGAGTTCCCAGCGCGCCATTGAACAGGACGGGTGCTCCAGCGGAGCCGACGTTGACGGCAAGGGCCGTTGCAACGCCTGTACCGAAGCCGCTGATACTTCCAAGAGGTAGCGCGCCGGTGACTGTCGTGGACAGGTCGACCTTGCCCCACGAAGGGGCCGCGCCCACGCCGCCAGACAGAAGCGCATTGCCCGTAGCGATGTCGGCGAGCTTCGCCAGCGTCGTGCTGCTGTTAGCGTAGAGCAAGTCACCGATGGTATAGGTGGCGAAGCCGGTGCCACCGTTGGCTGCGACCAGCGTGCCCGCGAGCGAAATCGCACCCGTGCTGACTGCGCTGGGCGTGAGGCCAGTACTGCCTGCGCTGAACGATGCCACGCTGCTCGCCGTCGTGGGTACCGCAACACCACCAACGTAGATGCCAGTGGCATTGATCGTACCAGCACCCTTGTTGCCACCAGCAACAGACGAAGGCACGGTAACGCCTGTGCTCGAAGTGATCGGTGATATGGATGCACCGTTCTGGGTCCAGGGACCTGGTACCGGTCCCGGCTGGGCGTGAGCCGCACTTGCTGCAAACAGAAACAGCAATACATTTCGGAGAAGTTTCATGTTCTTGCCTCTACCAATAAATCGATGACAGCTTGTGGCCAGATGTCGCTGCGTTGACACGAGTCTGAGTGCTCTGTCCTGGAATGACAGGCCACGTTTGTCCTGGATAAAGCACAAAGCATGTGCCGTTAGCAGCACCGGGCGTACTGCCAGGCACGTTAATGGGATCAACGTAAAGCGGCTCGGGGTCAGGGCTGATGCCTTGATCGGCAGCAGAGTAAGGGTTCTGAATGAAACCGCCCAGGGGGTTTGCGGGAATTGAGGTGATCGCCGTGCCACCGGTGACAACCTCAGCTCCTCCTGCTACAGGAGTGACTGCCATGTTTTTCTCCTCAGGTCTTGATGATCATGTTGGCTGTCAGCGACGGCTGCAGGATTGAGGCTGACGTGGTCGTAATTGTCACCGAAGTGTGAACGTGAGCGTCGACGCTGAAAGCCGAAGCTGAACCCTGGTTACCTGCTGAACCGACATTTCCGTTGGCAGCACCTGTGCTACCGGTACCAGCAAAGGTCTTAGCCTCGACACCGCCCGTAGCTCCAAGCGCTTCGCCGTTCGGCAACATGCTAGCACTAGTCAGACGACCAGCTGCCGACGTCCCCATGGTATCGCTGCCAACGATAGTGCGACCACGTGCATCGGGCAGCGTGAACGTGCTTGTACCATTGCCGCAGCCATAAGGATTGAGGCGACAGGTCTGGACACCGGACTGGCTGCCAGCGGTGTTGACCGCAGCACCGCCAGGCGTGGCGCTCACCTGGAAGGTATTAGCTGCGAATCCAGCGGTGATAACGTAGTAGTTGGTGCCAACCGCAAGGTTGGTGGGCAGCGCGCCTGTGGTCTCGAACGACACCACGTCACCAATCACAAGCGGATGTGAATTCCATGTCACCACGCCTGGGCTGGCAATTGTGATGGTGACCGTAGCGGTTTCAGTGATGGCAGCAAACAGTGCTGCGTAGGTGGCACGCGATACAGCCGTGCCATTGCACAGCAGCCAACCTGAAGGAGCTGTGCGACCTGAAAACGGGAGTGGGCCTGTGCCAGACGGTGCTGAAGCCACAGCGCTCAAAGCAGCAGCGAGACGAAGAGGCGTTACAGCACTGTTGTTGTCGGTGCCCACTGTAACGGCAGATGCTGTCGTCGGCTGAATGCCCATGAGCTGGACGTTCGAACCTTGGACAATAAACTCAGCCACTTGACCACTGAGCAACTCACCACCGATCAACGCACTGCCATCACGACGATAGATGGGCACAGCACCTGCACCGTAGTCGAGCGTGCTTGACCCGGTGTTATCATTGTCAATCAAGACGCGAAGCGGGGTGCCTTCGATGACTGAAGTGATCACAGGCAACATGCCGACTATGTATGAGTTGACGCTGCCAGTATCGACGGCGTAGTTACTCGCCTGAGCCTGCGCCTGACTAGCCTGGAGGAAGGTGGTGAGGCCACCAGATGTAACCAGTTGGGCGAACAGGTCATTGGCCGTCCAGCTAAGCCCCGTTGTGCCCTCCTGGGCACGTTCAACTATGAGTGTATCACCAGTACGTGCAGTCATGAGCACGACCTCACGCAACAGCCCTGTGGCCGTATCCGTAAGCGTGCAAGGCACACCCTGACCGGGGGCAGGATTGGGAAACAGCGCACCACCACCTGATGCCACGGTGATCGTGGTAGTGATATTATTGATGGACCCTGCCAGGGTCGTCTGCGCGTTGTTGGCGAAGAGCAGCTCTTGGGAGTACGCGTTCACGGCCATGTTACGATCCGATCAGTTTGTGTTGACGATAAATTGAAATTGGAACGGCAGCTCAAGCACGCCGGCATCAACTGCAGCCTTGAATATGGGAACCAGCGGACTAACAGGAATTGATATCGACGTAGTGATAAACTCGTTGATAGTAAAATCATTGATGAGTCCTGCACCAATGATTGCACCACCATCTGCATAGCGCCTGGTACTTTGGAGGTTGATGTTAACCTGGTTGTCTACTCCAAAAGTAACGCTGATATCGTATGTCTCATCAACGTAACCAGTACCACCATTCAATCCTGTCAGAAATCGTTTGATGCGGCGTTTAAGCCATCGAATATCAAACAGTTTTCCATCGCCCTTCCACAAGTGCCAAGTCAGGATGCGGCGAAAGACGTCGTCGTCAGTGAGGAAGTAGTTCGACGGTCCTCTGATATCCAACTCGTTGATCGCCAACGTATTTAGCTGGTAGGTGTTGAGAGCACCCAAGTCCGTGCTCATCCCAGAAGGCAACGCTGGGCGAATCATTCCGTACAAGCCTGATGCAACCCAATCCAGCAGCGAGCCTGATACGTTTGGGTTGGTATAGACCGGAAGCATGATCGTCGCGAACCATGTCACGTATAGCTGTGCTAGATCGTTGTAAGCTTCGACAAACGCAATCAGATCTTCATCGTCGTTATATTGAAGGTACAGATACGACGGAATCACTGCGGTGCGCGTCGTAGGAGCTGTTGGCGGAAAGGGACTTGTTGACGGCTGATAGTTCGGTGGCTCATGAACAACGATGCCTGAGAACTTGTGTCCTGCGCTGGCGGCGTTGACGCTGACCTGCCTCACACCTTCAGGAAAGTAGAATATCTGACCAGGCTGAATGGGAAAGGTAGTAGCGGTCTCGTAGAGGGCAGCAGATCCCGTAAAATCAATATAAAGAACCTCCAGAAGAGACACCCCTTGATCCTCGGACGCGGCAGGGTTCTGGATCATGCCACCGAGCACAGGACCATAGGCCACCGTTACTGGTTGGCCTCCTACGGGAACGGCATCCGCTACCAGAGCCCAAAGCTTTACTTCTGACATTGTACTAGCCCTGATCCACGTCGATGCCACTAGACTCGGCAAAGAAGTATGATTCTGGATCGCCTTCAACGATCACCGTACCTGCCACAGGAGGAGTAGATATACCGTTGATAGAAACGGCGAACACAAGTCGCGTCAGCAGCTCAGGCGCAAGCACCGGCGCGATAGCAGCACGAAACACTTCAGCTGCAGTGTCGAGGTTAATAGGCTGGCCGGCATAGATACTGTTGACGTAGTCAGCAACAGCAGGTCCTCCCAGCTGGGCCACAGCGGCAGGAGCCACGAAGTTCAACGACGACGTGTTCCAGGTTATAGCCATGGTCACCACCTGCTGAGGTGGATTTACGAACGGGATCACATACGAGTCGGGCCAGTCGTTGATAGTAACACTGAGGTTGCGTGGGTTTGGCGTTACGATACCGTCAGAAGTATATGTGAGCGCTGTCGTATCAAACAAGGCAATGCCAGCCACAATGGACCCCAGTACCGTAGACGAGCCGGGAGTGACCATCTGCGCGGCTTTAAGGGTGGTACCGGTTGTACCAGCTACAGCCACGTACGTACCATTGTATCCAGCAGGACTACTACCAACGATAGTGAACGTGCTACCTACGGTGATACCGTGCGATGCTCCAGTCGTGTATGTAGTTTCATTAGCCGACCAAGATTGCCCGGTCAGGTTACGTGACGAGAAGCGAGTGCCCAGGGAGAAGCTTTTCTCGTTGATTACCGCCAGGACGGCATACGAACCGTCGAACGTGCCAGGATCAACAGCATCAATCTCAATGTTGTCCCCCTGGGCAAAACCGTGATTCAGAAAGGTGTCGACCACGCCAGGATTGGTACTGCTGATGTCTGATATGAACAGCTGTGATCCTGACAGATTATTTACGTCGAACAGCGCGGTCCAGATAGCATAGGCCACCTTGTAAGGATCGCCTCCACCGACAATTACCATCCATTTTCCATCGTCGCGCTGCTGGACAGCCACCAGTCTGGGCTGCACACCGCTTACGTTTCCTAACATGGTCCTCAGATAACGTGCCATGCCCTGCGAAGCTGCGAGGTTTGCCTGCAACACCCGCGAGCGATATGACTCTGCTGTTTCCGTTCCAGTGCCAGGCACACCCGCTTCGGAGTTGACAACAGTAAGTGTGATCGACGACGGCGGTGGGGTAACCAACTGAGTGACCGTACCAGGCGGCACTGCCCAGGAGCCTGACAGAGAAGCCAACGCAAACAACTGATCGGAGAGGCCATCAGTACCAATGATGCCTCCGCTCTGCACCACGTACTGATACGTGCCGTCCGACACGATAAAGCCCTGTGTGATAACAAAGCCTGCTGGACCGCTGAACGTAAGCAGTACGCTGGTGTTGCTACCTACACCGAGCGGGATGCCTAGCATTTGCCCCAGCTGCGCCAGCAAGAAGTTGTTCGCACCGAGTGGAGTAAGCGAGTTGACAGTCTCCACGCGTGCCGAGTCGCACTCGACGATAGCAGCTACGTCGGTCGAGGAGATGTCCTCGATCAGCGAGCCCGGCAAGTTGGCGGTGTAGCCTGGGCGCACCGCTGCCACCGACGCCAACAGCTGCGCCTGAATGGCTGCCGGTGTTTGGGGCTGAAGGCCGGCTGCAGTGATCACAACGGGAAGATTGTCAGCCATGAGTGATACCTACGTGGGTACGGGCTGCTCAGCGGCAATGCGCCTGGTGAGCGTGATGCCTTGGTGGGTGGTGACACGGAAATCATACACCGGGTCGGGAAGGTTGCGCTTGGCTACGATGAGTGCAGCGAAGAACTGCGAGTAGTACTGCTGCGTGTACACAATATAGAAGTCAGGCATGATCTGTTGCAGCACACTCTGCTTGGCTGGGATGCCGAAGTTCGCCCAGAAGGGAGACTCGTTCAGGTTGAGCTTGAGCGTCTGGGCCATCGCGGTCAGGTAAACGAAGTCGTTCAGACCATTGGCATCGGTTGACACCTCCACCCAACGTTTCGGGCCATCGGGCTGAAGCGGGTCGACGAGCACACGTCCGTAGGTCCTCATGGTATCCTCTGCCAACGTAGATATCCATCGGGGTCTTTGTAGACACCGTCGAGCGGGATGCCCTTGGACTTGGCGTCAGCGTCGTCGGTAGCCTCGGTCCAGTTTCCCTTGAGCAAGTTCTGGCCCAGGGGGCCGTTCAGCTCGATGCCGCCGTCCTTGGTTAACAATAGGCTCACCGTGCTGTCCTGCGTGCGGAGCAGCACTCCGTCAGGTCCGATGATCACATGCCAGTTAGGATCGTCGGTGTCTTCGAACTCGGCGTTACCTACTGGCAGGAACACCGCGTTAGATAGATTTGGTAGTTGATCGAAGCTGGCGACACCGCCTCCCAGTCCGCTCATGCCTCCCATGTACAAATCAGCTGGCACCACATATCCTTTAGTGCCTGCTTGGATGGGCAACCGCGTCCACTCAGTACCAGCCAACGGGCAGGTCACATTTGGAATCGTGATCACGTCACTTTGTATCTCGAACTTCACCGTGACAATAGTCCCGGTCTCGTCGATGCTAACTACAGATGCAGGCAGTCTTTTTCCCATGAGTTGTTCATGAGAGGCCTGTTTGTCATCTACAAAGCGGTTAAGGCTTTCGACGAGAGGAGTTTTTTGCGCGTTATCAGCCACGGTCAGCTCGGCGCGTTGAAGGCTGCGTTGATCTTGGCCTGGTTGTTAGCCTCGATGGTAGCAGCCGATGGAGGTACGAATACGGCATCGTACGACGTCACCCAGCTAGCAGCATCGGCCTGACGGAAATTCCCAAAGTGGTGAGCCTTTTGCACTACAAACACCCCTTTGAACGCGCTGTCGGAACGTGCAGGCGTGCCTGGAAAGGCAGCTCCAGGTACCGTCAACACGTAAGGCGAGTTGAGTTTTTCAGGCATCTTGATGTAATCAGCCACGCTTATGTCGGCGCGCATTACCGTTTTAAAATTAATGCTTGTGGCAGTGATCCATGTCGGCTGACCGATCATATCTTCGAATGCGATCTTGATGGGATTGGAATACGAATTCTTGCTGTAGTCCTCGGTGCCATCATACACGAGCACCGTGCGTTCTTTGATAGTGATCTCTACACCTTTGTAGGAGATGCCTGACAACGTTTGGAAACCAGCGAACAGCTTTTGCCTCGTCAACCGCTGGATAGCGGTAGCAAAATCAGACAGCTTCGTGTAGATGCCGGTCTGCTCAGAACTCATTTTCAAATCGGCGCTTATGGACATCTTAATCTCATAGCCAGGCAGGGCTACCTGCAACGTGGCACGTATCGCCGACGACAGCGGTGTGTCCTTGGGCCAGATAAACGAGAAATTCAGCGGCACTCCACCCACGCCGGTAGGCGGGAGAATAATCATGTCCAACGTGCGATCAGTACCGATCATGTTACCGAACGCCTGGAAGATGGTGCCTACCACGATCACACCTGCCTGCCCAGGTTTGGCTAGCGGTAACCCTTTCTGCATGCCCGCTTTGATAACAATATTATGCTTGGCCAGGTTGTTAGCTTGGCCCAGCTCTTCAATGCTCACGCCCCAGACTCGTACAAACGATCCCTGCAGTGGCGTCGCATAGTTGTAGAGCGGAATATTCAGCTCGACGTTAAGCGCTCCTGGTAGCGTTCGACCGTTCACATAGCTGCTATAAGTATCTGTCAACTGTAAAGCTGACAACGAGCGCGGTCGTACAACTTCACCGCTCTCAGGGTTAGTGATTTTAATGCTGTAGTAGCGCATCAGGGATTAACCTCAAACTGCTGCGAGGCCTCCCTGAACACCAGCGTCGACGAGGCAAAGTAGCCCTCGGCCAAGTTGATATTATAGCTGACCAACCCCAAGGTGGAAGCCTCACCAAGGTCGACCTGAATGGGATAAACAAATTCGTTCGCCTTAGTTATCAAGGCCCGTACGAGACCGTTGTAACCCACAGGCGCGCAACCACGAACGGTCAAAGCTAATGTATCCAACACGTTGAAACCATGAGGTTCCTCCGTGGTCGCTACAGCATACCCGTTCGCCCATGTTAGAGATTGAATCGGTATGGCACTGATCGATCCGATCAATGCTTTAGAAAACACCAGCGTTCCGTCCAGTGCGTAGAGGTTGAGGTACCAGCGGTTGCCGAAAAAACTCCACATCACGCTGGCTTGATACGTTTGACGATCAAGCTCAGGTTGGAAGGTGAAGACCTGATTCGGCGGCGGGTTAAACTGGATGAGCGTAGTCATAGCGGACCAGTGTTAAACGCTGAGGCTGCGGACGTACCAGCCGCAATAGCACCAGACTGCAACGGTGCAACAGCCACGCCCGCGATGCTACCTGGGATGCTAGCTGCGGTTGACAAGCCCGACCACGCAGCGTTGCCAGGTATCTGTACGCCCCCAGTGATCATGCTGAAAAGTCCGTTCTGGGCCTGCTCAGCCTCCTCAAGGGTGATCAGCGGACGCTCAAAATCGAACTGCCACGCGTTCTGGGGCTGCTTGGTGAGCGCCGTGCTTGCATCACGCATGCTGCGCATGATGCAGTTGGTATAGATGTACGATGGAGTTGCCACAATGTATGTGCCACCGCTGGAGTTATGAAGCGTCAGCACCTTCTGCAGTGCCATGATAATCGGTAGGCGCTCCCAATAGCCAAAACCGTTCTGCACCGGGCACACCATCAACATAGACACCGTGAGTGGCATGCTGATGGTAGCGTTGGCAGCCACGCTCTGAGTAGCGAACGGGTAGCGACCAATCTCCTGGTCGATCAGGGTTGAGCCGGGCAGCGGCTGGAAGTTGGCGAAGAAGCGATCAAGACCAATGCCACCCGCACCACTCAAGAGGCCCAGGGGGAGGTTCAATGCCTCGGTCACCGCTAGGATGGGCAGCATGCGGCCAGGGAAGCTGTTCACGAGCCCATTGGTGAGGATGATGGGGCTGATCTGGAACGCAACTTTCCAAGCGGCCAGGCCGGGGGTGTAGCCGCTCATAGGTTTGGTATCCCCATGCCCGAAGTGGTCACGATGGCGCTACCACCGGTGTTGTTATTGATCTCGACCTTGAGTTTGGGCTGGCCCATGCCGGCATTGAACTTGTCGGAGTAGCCCTGGACGCTGGTGCCGAGCACGTCCTTGGCACCCCGATTGTTCATGCCACCCTCGCCAGCGAACCATGCGCGAGCAGCAGCTTCGGGCGAACCATACTTCTTCACGTAGTCGCCGAAGATCTTCTCGAACACTTTCTCCTGGGCAGCAGGGTCGGCCAAGAACTCGGCAGGCGTCATCGCTCGACCGATTGCTGACTGCGTCCAGCTGGGTATGTTGGCACCCATGACCTGGTACTTGCCGTGTGCTTGATCACCCTTGACCAGAGGTCCGAGGACGCCGTACGGATTATTGTGTCCAGCACTCTCGATGCCTGCGATGGACTTCTTCCAATCGTCCATGCCGCCGGTCTTATTTGGGCCGCCGAAAATCGGCGTAGTCATCCAGTCTTTGAGTGCGCCGCCCTTGCCGCTGATCCAGTCCCACAGGCCGTTGCCTGTAGCCCTACGGCTCTCGCGACGTGCCTCGGCACCTGAAGCAGCTTCACTATACGACTTCGCTCGACGCTCGGCTGCGCTGGGAGTAGCGTCACCACCAGGGATCAAACCGAGCCAACGCAGTGCAGCGACCGTCTTCTTCGCCAGCATCTCAATGGACTCGGCGAAGATCTTAACATCGTTTTGAAACTCATCGCGTTTAACGTAATCGGCGAAGGTCTGCAGTCCACGTGCGATGGTATTGATTACGTCTTTAAAGCCGTTTGAGCCCAGGAGGGAGAGGATGGCGTCACCGAACGCGTCCGAGAGCTGCGTCAGTGGTTTAGCGAGTGCAGTCAGTCCGTCGATAAGCGCGGTCTTGATTTTCGATCCTGCAGCATCGAGCTGGACGTAGAAATCCTGCCACTGCTTCAGAGACTTGTCGCCGACGTCGAGCTGGCCAGCGCGCTTGGCGTAGTCGGCACCGTACTCACCAAACTCGCTCTCGGACAGGCCTTTGATGCGGCGTAGGTCCTCGGCGTTCAGGCCAAGCTCACCCAACCTCCTGGATTCGAGGAGCATGCCTAGTTGTTCATCGGGAGTGTTTTGTGCGAGCTGACGGACGCGCTTGAGCGCTTCCATCGCTACATCGGCTGTGTTGCCGCCTGCAGCCGGGTTCATTCCCAGGCTGTAGAGAGCGTGAGCAGGACCGCTCGCGACGTTGCCCCGCGCTGTCGAAACGCCGCCTAGAAAGCCGGCTGAATCAATCAGACGCTCATAGGAAATTCCGAAGGCCTGTTGCTGGCCATACCGCAGCCCCAGGCCCGAGCTGGACCGCCTTCCGGCTGAAGCTGCCCCTGCCAGCCGGTCCAGGCCCCAGACGCTGCCACCTGCCGCCAAACCCGCCACAGCGGTGCCAATGCCGGTCCAGCGCATCAGGGTGTTCACAGCACCGCTGATATTGCCGTAGACGCTCTTGGTGCTACTGGCGATATTGGACCAGTAGGTGGCGGTGGTGCGGGTGGAGGTTGCCAAGCCCTCTTGGACGCCCAGGAGAGACTTGAACGAGTTGTTGAGCTTCTTGCCGAGTTTTTCGCTGTCGGCACCGCTCTTGGCAGCGCTCTCCTTGTACTTGGAGTAGAGCGCGTAGAACCTCTTGAACTTCTCGTCGTCGACGGGAATTTCGAGGATTGGACGCTTAACTGCCATCATTCCCTCCGTGCCGCTGCGGCGATCACGTCGCGATTACGGAAGGCTTGAGCGGTGCTCCATGGCGAGTTGAACCGCCCGAAGTACTCCTCGAAGCCTTCCTCTATAGCCCACCCTAAACTGGTATGGACGATGGAGTCTCCGTCGCGCCAGTATTCGCGGCCAAGGTCGAGGTCGGCAATGAACGAGCGTACTCCGTAGAGTCCAACGAGGTAGTCAGCACGCCAGACTGAGCCACCATCTCGTACATCCCCGGCAGCTCCCTCCGGCCATGGACCCAGGAGGCCGAGGTAAAAAAACAAACGTAGTTCTTCACCTCGTCGACATCACCTGAGGAGAGCCATTCACCCTTCATGGCCTCGTAGAACGGGACGGTTTCCCATCCACGTTCGCCTGGCACCACGACGTTGGTGAGCCGCCAGATCTCGTTGAGCAACGTCTTTTCGACGTCCTTGAAACGGTCACCGTTGTCGCGGATCGATTCGAGCATGGCGTCGTGCACAAGCCGGGTGCACTGGGCTGGTGTCATCCCGTCCATGTAGAGGCCGAACAAGACCTTGGAGATGAAACGGAAGTGACTCTTGTAGATCTCGCTTGAGATAGGCGTGTGGTGGATCGCTACCACGCTGTTGTCATCACGCTCTATCTCAAGCACCAGGTTCAGCTTCTTGTCGATCTTCATGACGACCCCCAGAGTCGGTTTAGAGTGTTAAGCCCCGTCCCAGAGGCTCGAATTGATGATGTAGTAGCCGCCGAAGGTAACCATGTAGCCGGCGTCTCCACCGTTCATGCGAAGCTCAGCGACGTTATCGATGCTCATGTTGATCAGCTCAATGGGACCGAGGCCACCGGCCTGGGTGTCGGGACGCAGCGTGCCACCGCCGAGGATGCTGTTGGTCTGCTTCCGCGTCTCGTAGAGTTGTGAGAGGTTCTGGGTCTTGAGCAGGTTGGCCCTCACAATGATCGGCTGGTAGGGCTCGGGGCTGTTGACGATGCCGGTCATGGTCGGGATACGCCCGGTCGCCTGACCCTCGAAGGAGATGCCAATACCCTCCTGTCCGAGAAACGGCGGTGTGATGTTCAGGTCCGAAGCATCGATCCAGATAAGCGATGCACGGAGGCGGTTCAGATTCCCCTGGGGAACGCGCGGGTCGGCCATGTCTATTCTCCCTTAACCGGCCACAAAGTCGGTAACATTGATGTTGATGGTGATGCTTTCGAATCCGCGCAACGGTGTGAACGTAACGCTGAGACCATCGTACTTGCCGATGCGATAGTGGCTCGGGTTAGAGATGGAGTAGGGTACGAACGGTACAGCGTTGACCACGACGTTGCCGGCGTAGGTCCCACGATCCAGCTCCAGCGCGAAGTCTGGACCGTTCAGCTCGGTCTGAATGACTTTGCCCAGGGCGAGGCCGTAAGTGATGGCGCTGCCGCCGACACCTGCCAGGACCTGCTGCAGGCGGTTGATGCCGTTCTGATCGTAATACAACGGGTTGATCGGTGTGTTCGACCCATTGATGATGGCGTTGGCCACGAACAGCGCGCCGTTGATCTGCATCCAGTCGACGCTGTACCAGTAGTTGAATGGCCGTCCATCCTTGACATGCCCCCAGAGAAGCATGGTGTTGGTGATACCACCCTCGGCACCAGTGCCGACGTAGTTGTCGCTCGACGTTTTCAGCGACGACAGCCGCGCTGCATTGCCCTTGATTGGAAACTCAGTCACGCCATAGAGATAGCTGAAGGCAAACGGCGTCACCTTGTTGGTCGTGCTCGGATCGTAGTTGAGCGTGACCCAGAAGTCAGCAGCGTGATCGAACTGTGCTGCTGGAGGAGGATCGGAAACATAGAGGCTGGCCACAAGCACGCCTTGGACGCTGTCGGCACCCGGATCAGCAGGCACAGCGTAAATGAGCGTGCTGCCAGTCGTACCATTCAACGCCAAGAAGGTACCGTTGTATCCATCTGGCGTGAAGCCGGTGCTGCTGAAGTACTGCCCAGGGATGATGCCGTGAGCGCTCGTGGTCGTGAGCGTGACTCGACCGCCTGAGTAGGTGGCATTGGTGATCACGTTGGTGGGCCACGCGCCTACGAACGGGGCTTCGACGAACGCTTCGACGCACTTCATCGTGGCTTCATAGACGCCTCTATTCTGGAGCGACGTCGTCACAAAGAAGTAGGTCTTGGCGGTCGTGCTCTCGAAGCCTCCGAGGAAGGTCAGGAAGGTGCTGTCACCGTCCCAATTGCGGGGGACGAGATAGCTGTAGAAGATCTGACCGTTCGCCGTGATGAACGCAGACAGGTTGGCCACGCCAGTCGAAGGCTCGCCGGCACCAAGCTCCAGCACGTAGACGCCCTGCTGGGCTCCCTGCGTGAAGAAGGTCGTTGCCATCGACACCAGCTCCGCGCTGTTGCGCGGAGTGTAGGTGCCTGCCGTTGTCTGAGCGCCAGGATTAGCAGTGAGATAGTAGGTGAACGTGGCAGCGCCGGTAGCCATCGCAAGGTAGGTGCCGTTGTAGGCAGCAGGCACGACGTCTGCGATGGTAACGGTGAACTGCTGACCCGCAGCGATGCCGTGGTTGGCAGCAGCCGTCGCCGTCACCTGGCCACCAAAGGTGGAAGCCCAGGCGACGGAGGTGAGGCTGAGAGGCGTTGCCAGCAGCGGCGTGAGATCGCTGAGCTGGGTGAGTAGACTGTACTCACCCACCCCAAGCGTGGTGCCACCCTGGCTGATCAACGCTCCCGTCTTCTGGAGCGCTGCCGGAAGCGGAGCCTGCGTCTGGGTGACGTTGACGACAACAATCGGGTTAGCCATCTAGGCTCCCTCCTTCTGATTGAGGTGAGTCTGATTAGCCTGCTGCGACCGCGATGCCGCCAGCAGCGTTGGCAGCCGGACCAGTCACGTAGACGGCCTGACCGGTGGCAATCTTGGTTGCACCGACGCTCATGGGGTTGTTCAGCATGAGCGAGGCCGACGCTGCCCAGGAGATGGCGACCGTGAGTGCTGTCGCGCTGCTGTCCACACCGTTGAAGAACATCGGGTTGAACATGAACTGCGCTCGGTCAGTGCCACCAGCCAGTGCCTTGATGTGCAGGTTGGTCGCAAGGCTGGACTGCATGCGGAAGATCGGATCGTAGAACACATTCCGCTGACCCTGGCCGGCGCTGTTGACAAACTCCAGCGTGGCGTTCGCGTTGGTGGCGCGTGCCACCGTATCGAGGCCGAAGGTACAGCGGTTGAAGATGTTCTCGCCTTCAGCACCGATGATGAGGCTGCGCATGCCGGCCTGAGCCGCTGCCGTCGAGTCGGCACCGCCGTTGAACTGGACGTTATCGTAGTAATTGCGACCGCCCAGCGCCTGCCAGCAGATCTGTGTCGTCGCCGACGCAAAGCCGTAGAAGGTGCCGACATTGATGAACTGACAGCCTTGAGCGGTGACGTTGACGAGCGGAGTGAACACGCTGCCACCTCCCTGGATGCTGGCGCGGTTGTTCTGGCTGCCTGCGTTGACGCCGATCAAGCTCACACCGTTCTTCGCCCAGGTGAGTGTGGCTGTGCGCGTCTGCGTGCCCCGGAAGAGAATGGCATCGCCGTTGTTGGCGACAGCAGCCTCGTAAGCGGGATCGAGCGAAGCAAACGGCTTGCGGAAGCTGCCGTTGCCACTGGAGTCGCTGCCGGTCGTGGCGTTCACAAACCACTTGTTGCCAGGGAACTCCTGCGCAACGAGCATGCCGATGTTGTTGGCCGGCGCTGCGATGGGGCTGCCATTGGGCTGAATGAAACCAGTAAAGAGCCGTATGTTCTGGGACATTTGATATCTCCTACGGGGTTATAACTTCGCTACCTACGATATACGTGGGTACGCACGACTCGATCAGCTGGCGGGCTACATCTCTCACTACCGCCTGATTGTAACTGACCTCGAACACGATCCGCTTTTTCTGAGCAATCGTGTCTAGCTCGTTCTGTCCTTCTTTATCGTCAAGGACAATTGGTATGTTGGTGACACCGAACAGCTCGGTGTCCAGGGAGTACTGCAGCATCGAATAGAGCATGCTCTGAGCGACGTCGTTGTTGCAGCCATAGAGGGTTAACCCTACTCGCTCCTTCGCGAGCGCATACTGCGATGTCCTTGGTCCCAGCGTTGGCATGCTCTGCATACCCTCGGTGTCAGTGCCACTGATATGCACGGCCACGTAGGGAGGCTTACGGTTGTCAGGCACAAGCATCGATGGAAATAACGTCACCAGTGGGCGTGGCACAGGCACATGCCAGACAGGATTGAAGCTGTTGTATGCCAACCAGATCGGTAAGCTGTTGGAAACGATCAACTGACTGGTTGCCAACGTACGAGGATCGTCTACCACCTGCGTCGACATAGTCGGATACACCGCGTACCCGATGTAGTGCCAAAGGTTAGCCTGACGATAGTAGCTCCCTCGACTGCTAAACGCGAAGCGCACGGCGGTGGTTGATGCTGGAGCACGCGAGCTACCTGGAATAGGACCGTCGAACGTAGCGATATAGAGCAGGTCGGGACCTATGGCGTTCAGGTCTTGGATCGGAACCTCAGACGTAAAAACCATCCTGTTAGCCGAGTAGTTAGCAACCTCCGTTTGTCGGCTGTCGGTGGCGTAATGCAAACTCCCCTGGGCGATAAAGTTCGAAGGAGGTGTCACTCCCTGAGGCTGGCCAAGCATAGCAGCGTTAAGGGCCATGGAGTTGATGAGAGCCGACTCGCTCAGCGTCGACGCCTTCACCCAGAACGCGTACCCGTCAAGCGGCAGTATCAAACGCACGTACAGATCGAAAATGATCTTCTGGTTGTACGACAGCGTGTCGACGCCGGCCTTCAGATCAGACCCTATGGGAGTCCTGGCTGTGACTGCTTCTTCAGCCGTAGCCATTATGCAGGTCCGATATAAGACCAGCCATGAGCAGCAAGGTATGCTGACGTGAACGCGACACGACGACCGTTGCCGAGGTACGGCATCCACGTCTTCGTAGACAAGCTCCACAACATACTCATTGGCTCAGCCTCGTTTGGCGGTTGGAGCATGTGAGCACTACCTTCAACGGCTACCAGAGGAGGCTCGCAGTCAGCCGCAGCTGCCATAGGAGACTCAGGTATTGGCGGTTGGCCCATGCGTATGTATCCCTTACCGGGAACGAAACGATAGGCTGAGGGGTTCTCGATAACTTCCCTGAGAATTGTCATCAGTCGACCCATGCTTTGAATGAGCCTTCAAACAGGCCCGTATCGATGAAAGAAGGTCTCGGCGCGCGTTTGGCGTAAGGATGCTTGAAGCGCTTAGAGTGGCCTTCGAGAGATGCTTGGGTGGGGACACCCGGTATCCCGAGCGACTCCATTTCTTTTTTCATGAGAAAATCTCTGAAGCGCTCCTCGATCTTGGAGCCAGCTTCGCCCAGGGCGTCAATGCTCGTGGGAGCTCCCATGTCGATGTTTTCAATTGCACCAGCCAAGGAGTTAACCAAGTCCTCAGCAATCTCGTCACCATGAAGCTCGAAGAAAACCTCCATGATGTGATATTTCTCTTCCAGGATCGCAGCTACGTCACCAGTGGTGCTGCTACCCATCTGCTTAGGCTTGCGACGACCGGCCTCGCGGTAGGACGCACCATCCGCATACGGCAAATCCATGACACCCAGGAAAAGAGTGCTCACGATATCCCCCATGCGCTCGGGCCGAAGTCCTGAACTAACTCAAGGTATTGTCGTCCCCACGGCGTCTTCAGCCTCTGTAGGTCGCTCAGGGTGAGCGACTCAAAGGCCTTCGGCACCACGAGGCTCACGTTGGTGGCCTCGTCGCCGGTGCTCTGGACCACGCCCGACGTGAAGCCGCTCAGGTTGAGCGTGGTCCGCATGCAGGCAAAGAACTTCATCGGAGGGTTACTACCTTCGATGACTTCTGCACCAGGCAGGTCCTGAGCGTAATTGACCAGGCGGTCGCCGGCCAGGTTGTAGACGGCGAGACCATAGATCGACGTGTACGGGCTGCGTGGCGCGCAGACAGCCTTCAGCTGCTTGTTGACCGTCGCCAGCGCGACCTGGTAGCTCCACTGGATGTACACCGAGTTGTCCGGCAGCAGGGCACTGTTGATACCCATGATGGCACGGATGAACTCGATGTAGCAGGCGACGGTCGGACCCATAACTAGCGTCGCTTGCCAGGGCCTTTGGCGGTACGCTCGGTGCCAGGCGTTGCGACGTCGTTACCTGATACGCGCAGGCCTTCGGCCACCGGCTTCTCGTCGCCTTCATGAACCATGCCGCCCGACTTCTCTTCGATGAGCGTGGTCTCGAAATTGTCCAGGGTGCCAGGAGCGGCTTCTTCCATGACCTGGCTGGAAGCGAGAGCTGCCTGCTGACGCACTTCGTCGCCGCGCAGCTTGAGCACACCCTTGTTGTGATCGAGCACGCGCTTGATGGCGGTCACCGGCACAGGCTTGTCGACGCTGAGGATGTAGGGAATGGTCGTAGCGTAGGAGCGCTTGCTGCCGATCTCATCGATCTTGATCGAGCCGTACTTGGACATCTGTTCGACGATAGAGTCGACGTCCTGCTGGGCAAGGTCCTTCGGAACTCGCACCTGACGACCGCGCGCAATGTTGAGCTGAATGTTCTTGGTGACTTCGGGGACGCGCAGGTTGGCGATCCGATTCTGCATGGTAGCGTTAGCGATATAAAGATTCACGGCTTCCCTCCTGAGGAATTCGGTTTGTGAGAAAACCCCAGGGGATGCTCCCCTGGGGTTCGCGGGTGGTCTGGAGCTGCTAAGCTCCTAGAACTCCATGCTGATGATGGTGATCGCCTCGGGGCGAACGCCCCAGCCCGAGGTGAGACGCCATTCGAGCAGCAGGTCGGTGGCACCACCCGGCAGCGGAGAAGTCAGCTCCTTGGGGGCCGCCATGTCGGCATACATCGTCACGCAGGCGTCGTTGCCAGGCGACACACGAGCGAACTCGTTAGTGTCGATGCCTTCGACGTTCTGCTTCTCGACTTCAGGCATGGTGATGATCACCGCGTCCGTTCCGCCGTCGCCCTTGCCGATCAGCGTGTCGTCATACGACCACGTCAGCATGTCCTTGTTGCGCTTCAGGATTTCCTCGAAGAGGCCCTTGGTCGTTTCGCTGCCGGCTCCGGTGCGCTGGAACTGGCTGAGCTGGACGACGTCGGGGTACTCGAGGAGGCCCAGGATGCGCTGGGGACCGAGGATGGTGAACTTGCGTCCGATGCCGAGCTGGTTGGTCCGGCTCTTCATGTTCAGCACAGTCGTGAGCAGGAAGAACGCCATCTCGCCGTTATCGTAGGTCTGAACGGTGTCGTTACCGTTCGAGTCGGGCGGAAGGTTGATCGCCGTGGCACCTGCGCAGTTGAGCAGGCCCTCGCCGTTCTGGGGATTGGCACCGTACAGCAGGAGGTTGCGAGCCTGCTGGAAGTGCGCCTGACGCAGGCCGCGACGGTAGAGATCGGGCAGCGACGAATTCCAACGCGCAGCGGCGTTGACGTCGTGATGATCGTACTCGGCGCGGTTACGGAGCAGGTAGGTGGGAGTAGACAGCTGGCTGAACGCGATGTTCACGCCCGGCAGCTGGTTGTAGGCGCTCTGGCCGCCCGCGATGGAGGTGCGGAGATCGACGCGGCTCATGTAGACGTAGAGATCGTCCTCGGCGAGCCGCACGCGCGGCTGGCCCCCTTCGAGCGTATCGAAGGCACCCGACGCCTGCGCGTACGGGAGAACCAGTCCAGGCTCGAAGAAGTTCGGGCTGACCTGGACGAATGCGGGAGCGTTGACAGCCATGTTGGCAGCCCTTTCCTAAATAAGGATGATCGCTGCGGCACCATCACGGTCCCACGTAGCGAATCCGGTTTCAGAATCGTAGTCGACGATCATGCAGTTGAAAGCCTGCACGCGCAGGATACGGCACGGGAGAGCTCCGCCGCCTGCTTTGAGGGTGCCCAGGACGGTGCTCGAACCTGGATCGACCAGCTTGACCGCGACGAGGGTGTCGGTGGCCGTGCCGGTGATGGCCACGTAGGTGCCGTTGTAGGCAGCCGGCGTGGAGCCGCTGATGGTGAACGAACCGCCGACATCGACCGTGTGATTGGTCGTCGTCTGGAACGTCACCTGGCCGCCGCCGGTCGACGCCCACGACTGGGCGAGCAGCGCGTTGGCCGGGAAGGCAACCTCGTACTGCACCAGCATCTGCGCGTCGTACTCCCACGAGACCGGCGTGGTCTCGATGTCGTCGCCCAGGGAGAGCAGGGCCGCGTCCATCTTGACCGCGACACGTGCGCCGGAACCGAGGCGATAGAAGTTGACGTTGCCGCCAGCCGACTGCAGCGGCACCGGCGACTGCGGCGTGTTGATCGCAGAGTAGTTCTGATCGAACACACTGAAGCCGCACAGGTTCTTCGCCGTGCTGCCACCGGTAACGTTGGTGGCACGACCGACCTTGGGGCCGAGCATGACGTCGGGCGTCGTGGCCGGCGAGCCCTGAGGAGCCGGCACGTCGGCGTAGATGCCGACACCACCCCACATCGGCAGCGTCTCCGTCGTGGCCAGTCGGCCACCAGAGAGGCTGTTACGGATGGCCGGGTCCGGCCAAGCCGTACCCTGCATGAGGCCATCCCACTGGACGCCGAACGTACCCGGCGCGTTGACCGAGACGTTCGGGTTGATCGTAATTCCGCTCATTTGATGATCCTTCCTTTCTGGAGGGCGTTAGCGATTGGAGCCGGGCTTGGTGCCCTCGAAAGAACCCGCTTGCAGCGGGGGCATGAACGAGCGCATCCACGAGATGGGCTCGCCGATCCACTTGGTCTCGTTGTGGCCGCTGTCGAGGCGAACCGAGACCTTCTGCAGGCGACCAGCCGGAACCTTGGCCGGATCGCTGGCGCTCTTGAGGGCGTCTTCGAGCACCTGGCTCTCGATGCCGGCGAAGATGCCTTCGTCCACAGCGGCGACGCTGATCTCGGCTTCCTTCCACCGCTTCGAATGCGGCTTGAGGTCGACGATGATGCGCTTGCGATAGTCGATCAGGCTCTCACCCGGTCCCGGTCGAGGCGCGTTGCCACCCATCGCAGCGTAGACAGCGTCGGCGCGGGCCTGGACACGACCATAGCTGGCAATGTCGGCGTCGGGCTGACGAGTCTGATTGGCGACGAGGGCCTGGAGAGTTTCGAGCTGTTTCTTGATGTCGATGCCGAGGCCCAGGGCCGCAGCTGCGTCAGCACGAGCCTTCTCGTTCTTTTCCTCGTCCTCGGTGTCGGCGAGCTTCTTCTCGCTCTCATCCTCGGCGTCCTTGCGGGAGTCAGCAGCCTTCTTCTTGGCGTTTATCTCGCCGGCCTCTTCGAGCGCGTCGCAGTACACCTTCTCCTCGGTGTCCATGCGCTCCTTGAAGTCCTCATTGGACTCGCCGTCCTTGCGCTCGCCAAACTTGAAGTTGTCGGCGCGACCGCGTGCGTCGGCACGAGCCGCTTCCTCCTTCTTAATGTCGTCCTCGTCCATGCGCGTGGCCAAGCGGCCAAGCGTGGTGCCGAGAGCCGTCATGCCCTCGCTGAGGCCTGCGAGCTTCTTCGCGTCCTCAGCACGTGCGTCGTCCATCATCTTCTTCAGTTCTTCAGCGGTCATGTCGCTGTCTCCTCTGGTTGCAGTTACGCCTACAGGATCGCCACCCTTGTCCCAAACCCCCTGCCAACAGATGGCGATATGATCCAGCAGGCCGGGTTTTCCTTCAATCAGGAACTTGTGACCGTCGACTTCCGACATGCTGCCGGGAGCCTCGTGCCATACGACGCCAGGGCTGGTGGAGAGCGTCTGGCTCTCCATCATTGAGGCTGCCTTGTCGTCGTATATCTTGGCAATGGCCCAGACCTCAGTGCCCACGATGTAGGGCAGAAAGACGGTGCCGATGCCTCGGTTTGCGAACTCCTCTGAGTCCACCATCATGCCCTCGGGATGCTCCAGCACCACCGGGAGGCCATTGCAGCGGGCCAGGAATTCGTCGTTGAGATAGAAGGATGGATCGCGATAGACATATTCAGCGTCACGCTCGATGAGCTTGCCACTGAGTGTATCGACCTTTGTGCCCTTCTTTATGTCGTCCTTGGTAGCCTTCGCACCCAGCTTGCGGCTGCGGTAAGCATACTCAGTGCCGGTGATACGAATAGCAAAGAGCGTGAACTTCTCGTAGCGCTGGGGACTGCTCAGCTCGCCATCGCGGATGGCCTGCGCTACCTCCAGCTCGTTCATGTTCCCAGCGCGGCGCAGTGCAATGGCGCAACCAGGATGCAGCGGCTGCGGCGGGCTGCCCAGGGGAGCCCATGCGTATCCGGTGTGCTCGTCGCACAGGATAGGGGTGAACTCCTCGACATCTTTTTCAATGAACGTCGTGAAGTCCACCTGGTCGGGCGCGATTGGATCGGCTGGCGGTGATGCCGTTGCCGCGTTGTGGATCGCGTCGCCCAGAGTCTGCGGAGTCATCGCCTGCTCAGGTGCAGGGGCAAGCGCACTCGTCCCTGGGCTAGAGGCGATGCTGCGGGTTAGATAGGTGAGGTTCTTCTCCTTGGCCTTGTAGCCAGCCTCCTCAAGCGTCTCGCGAATAGCTGCGCCGATGACGTCTTCACCATCCTCCACACGCCCGCCTGGCACGCACCAGGTGTCAGGATAGTCGCCACCAGGCCCGCGCTTCAGAAAGAGAGCGTTGCCCTTGGTGGAAACAAGGAGAATGCCGGCAGCACGAATCATTCAATCACCAAATAGAAGTTTCCACCGAGCTCGCGTTTTCCAACAACAATTTTTGCATCAGAAGCGCCAACAACACCTGGAGACTTATAAACGTCTCCAATCGTATGAGCCTTGAAGATAACCTCAGTGACTTTGACTTCTTTTTTGTTGGCATCACCCCGAGCCTTCGCCTCAACCGCAGCATCGAACTTCGCTCGCGCCTCTGGATCGGTCGGGGGCGTGAGGCCAGCGGGGATGGCGTCGCCACGCCCCCGATCCAGGTTCGTGAGCAGCCTGCCTTCCCACAAGTCGTCGCTCACCTTGCCGACACCAGGAATTTCAATCGGAGGGCTAAACTTGACACGATACATTTTGCCTTCTTTGGCAATGATCATGCCCTCCTTGCCATAGAACTCCTTCATGCCGCCACTGCTCTTGATGCGGACGCGGGTGCCGGAGTCCATGGCGTCACCAACAGCGGTGATAGAGGACACCGCAGGCGTAGCGGACGTGAGGGTTTCGTCTCCAGCATCAGACCTCGCAACCAGCGCCTTCGCGGTCTTGCCAAGGGTGTTGAGACTGGCGATCATGCTGTCGAGTGTATTCACCTTGGGCTCCTGTGAGTCGGGCCGACCGTACCCGGTCCAATGCTTGCCGGCTGCGATGTTGTCTGCGGCAGCCTTGGCGCGTCGCATGGCTTCGCTCTCGGTCTTGCACCAATAAAACTTTTGAGCAACGCGGAAGATAAACGGCGTCGACACATCCTCAGGATCGCTCGACTTGTGGACCGTGATCCCTTTGCCGAAGTCTTTAATAAGGGTCTCAGACATGTCAATTCCTAACGGTAGAGAGAGGTGATATCGGCTGCAGCACCGCCTGCAGCGATCACCAGCAGGCCTTGTGCGAACGAGGCTCCGTTCACTCCAGAAGGGATGTTCCCCTGGGCGAGCGTGCTATAGGTGCCGATCAGGTTGTAGAGCGCGTAACCGGTGTGCACGCCACTCTGCGATCCACTCGTGTTCACAGCTGCACCGCCAGCAGAGGAGCTGACCCGGAAGGTTCCGGCTGTGAGCCCGGTCGCGAGGACGTAGTACGTCGTCCCTGCAGTCAATCCGGTCGGCAACGCTCCAGTGGTCTGGAACTTGATGCGTTGGCCAGCGCTGAAGCCGTGGTCAGCCCAGGAGATGACACCGGGTGTGGCGATGGTCATCGTAACCGTCGCGCTCTTGGCGTCCCACACAGCTGCGCTCGACGTGGTGCCACCGGTGTTGACGGTGAGCCCACTGAACACGCCCGAAGCGTTCTTGGCCTGAAAATATCCGTTGACCGCCATGTTCAAAGGCGTGCTGCCAGCGATCCAGACCGGAATAGCAGCAGCCGGATTGCTTTGTGCGTTAGGGTAGCCCACTAGAGCAACCCGGCGCGACGTGCTATCGCGAGCGCGGCTAGCACAATAATGAGACCCTGGATCAACTGCACGATGAGCGGCTTCACAGGCAGCTTCTCAGCAGCCCATAGGAAGAGGCCCATAACGATCAGGATCAGAATAATAACTACGATCAAAGATTCCATCAGGCTGCCCTCATCGCTGCTATTGCGTTCGGATATTCCATCTCAATTCTCCATCTTTGCTTTGGCTGCAGCCAGGGCGGAGCGACCCTTCTCGGTGACCATGGCGTCGGGCAGAGCCCTCACGCTGTAGATGTATCGATAGAAGCAACGGCAGAACGGGAACTCGCCGGGCTGCTCGATCTCATCGGTGTACTTCGAGCCGGCCTTCTTGACGTAGCCCTTCTGCATCGCCCAGCTGTCGCGTACCAGATAAGGCAGCTTCTCCGATTCAATCTCGCGGTCCTTGTGCTCCTTGCGGTAGTCGTATCCAGCCTGGTGGAAGTGACTCCTCCACACCGCTGCGATGGCACCGCCGCCAACCGCGATCACGCTGTTGATCGCTGACTCCAGCTTGTGGCCCTGGTCAATCAGGACACGGCGCTCTCGAAACTTGAGGCCGCTCAAGCTCTTCCTGATCTTCTCCGACTCTTCTCCACTCTTCTGGTCGGTGCCACCCTTCGGAATGGACGTGGCCCAACCATTGAACCGGCGCATGGTGGCCGCGATCTCCTCGTCGTGGTTCAGCTTGATCAGCGAAGCGTTCGCCATGATGCGGCGATCCAGCTCAGCCCTCAGCTGAGGCTTCATTCTATCCAGCGTGAACTTCGGCACGCCTGGATGCTTGCTGAGCACCCCACCCTTCTCGATCATGCGCTTGTAGATCGCTTTCATGGCGTCGGCGATCATGCGTTCCATCTTCTGGGAAGGCGTCATGGATGCGGCTGCGGCAGCACGGAGCTTCGCATCCCAGTACGCCAACGCCTCGGAGCTGTCGTATCCGTTGGAGCTGAAATACGCCATTGCCTCCTTTAAGACGGAGTCGAAATCTTTTTGATCGGCCATTAGGACCGCCTAATCACCTTATGAGCAGCAGCCAGGCTATCACAGTACGCATCGACTGCGTCCTTGATCTTAGCGCGAGCGCATTCAGATCTACCCCAATCACCAACGATGCATGCAGCCTGAAATTGATCCATGCCCTCGGAGAAGATGTCCTTGGCACGCGATGCCGATGCTACGTCAGCAGTCACTTGCTCCAGGCTACTGGTCACTTCACAACCTTCCGATGCTCATCGAGCTTGACCACCGCGCCTCTCAACAGCTCGATGGCTTTGCCAACACGCTCGGCACTGTCGCCACGCATGCCAAAGCCTTTAACCTCACCGTCCTCGCCACCTTCAGCAGCGGTCTGAGCAGCGTCCTTCTCGGCCTGGACGGCGTCGTGGGCTGCACTCGCGATGGCTTCATAGTCGAGATTCAATGGCGACGTGAACAGCGTGCTCATCTCGTTCACGTTGTCAGCTACCCACTGCAACACCACAACGGTTTCATCGCCGTCCAGCTTCTGCCCCAGGAACAGCTCGGCTACAGCTACAAGCGCACGAAGCTTGACGTCATCGACCTTGACCTTCTCGCTGTCGGGCTCGGTGATCAGGTTCGGCCACGGAGACACAAACGAGTTACGCCAGGTGTAGAAAATATCCTCGTAGGATTTGTCGCCGTACTCCTCGGGGAAGTCCTTCTTGATGGTCTCGACGAATTCAGGGCTCCAGGCACGGTGCTGAACAATCTTGTCCATGAGCATGAACAGCGGGTCCATCTTCTCACGGATACGGTCAACGTAGCGCGCCTGGGCACGAGCGTCCTCGGTGCCCTCGCCGAAGCCCTCTGCGAAGCTCTCCTCGGTCAGCATCTTCGCCGGCATCGGCACCGCTGAAGCAGTGTTTTCGATGATGTTGTGGCGGGCCAGTTTGAACGGCTCGGCCAGGTTCTTCAGGTCGATGGACTCGATGGAGTCGCCGTCGCTGCCGACGCTGATGACGTTGCCGACCATGGCCTCCTTGACCACGTTGCGCTTCAGGCCCAGGGCGGTCTGCATCATCTCCGTAATGAAGGACCCAGCCTGCTGAATCTTGGCGACCAGGACGCCGGCCTTCACGCTCACCATGTCGTCGGTGATCATGGTCTGGACGAAGCTCTTGAGCGGCAGCAACGCGCGCTGGTACACCGACCTGCCAGTGAAGCCGTACGTGCTCGACTGGAACACGATGTACATGGGCTTCTCGTTCATCATCACGCAGGTCCGGCTCTTGTGGAAGGTCGAGCCATTCACCCTGATCTCGGTGACGTTCTGAAACTTCATCGACAGTGGGTTCTGGTCGAGGACGAGGCTGCCGGCTGTGTTCAACGGGTCGTAGACGTTGAAGCTGATGCTCTGCTTGTGCAGCTTGGCGAAGTCGAGGGGCTGCTCGTTGCGAACGCCATCGGTGAGCACGGCCAGGGAAGCGATCCCGTACACCCGGCTCTGGCTCATGACGTTGAAAATAACGTCGTCGGCACCGATCAGCTTCCACTCCTTTTCAAACGCCTCCTTGACGCGGTCGCCGGGCGAGTCTGGCACCTCGATATCGCGCTTCTGGCTCATCGCGATCTCGATGGGCTTCTCCGCGATCTTCGCGCCGAGAGGATGAAATAGGTAGATCTGCTTGCACAGCTCGTAGCTGGGCTGGCTGCCTGCGCTGATGTCGTCGGCCATCAGCATCAGCTCGAACGCCGTGCCGATGCTGCTGCCCTTGACGGTGATGGTTGCCATTAGGCTCTACCCTCGCACGGCTTGGCAAGCAGCGAACACGCCTGGCCTTCCATTGCAATTGCCTCGACAGGCGCACGATGGCTGATCAAGCCTAGCGCCTGGTCGCAGCGCACCTGCTCAAGAGCAGCCTCGTATAGCGTCCAGGTCGAATAGAACCTGGTGTTATCGCCCAGGAGGATCGAACGGAAGTTCATGCTGTTCTCTCCCTTCAGGATGATGCGGCCCGCTCGACGTTCACTCGGGCTAAGGATGGTCACGGTCGATGCCACTCAGAACGCTGCGCGAGCAAGCGTCTGGGCCTAAGGGTCGCCACCGCTACAGAAGCGCCTATCTCTATCCACCCAACCACATCATTTCAGCTTGCCATCGGCAGCATCGACGAGGACCGGTGCGCTCGCCATACCACTCTGGGTTTACTTGGTAAGCAGTGTCTGTCGATGGCAATTTACTTCTTCCCTTTCGCATCCTTTGCCTGCCCGAACATAAGCAGGTTGGCGTAGCAGAAGATATCAAACAACTCATCTTCGTCTAGCGGCGTGCCGTGGCCTACGCGGAACTCCGTCACCTGCGTGAAGAAGTGGTTGGCCGAGCGGCCCTTGTAGACCTGCGTCTTCTCGAACGCCTCGTCCGTCATCAACATCATGTTGTTGCTGACGTATCCGCTACACGACACCGCGCGGCCCTCTTTGCCCATCGCAGTCATAGCGCCTGCTATCGGCGTCGCCCGCAGCTTCGAACGCTGCGCTTGCTGGAGCAGTATCTGCCCCGAGTCCTTGTCCTCGATCAGTGCACCCAGGAAGCCATTGCGCGCTCCGCAGCGTCGCGCCAGCTCCTCACCGCGTGCCATTACGCTCGGCAGCCAACCGATCAGCAGGTCGGCCTCGACCTGGCGCAAGTCCCAATCGAGCACGAAGCCCTGCGGCTTGGGGTGCATGCTCAGCGCGAACCATCCCGTGCCAGTGCCGTCGCGCTTCTTGCCGGTCTTGGTCGCAGTATCCATGATAGCCAGCACGCCGTCGCAGCGCGTAGGCATCGGTACCGGCTGCAGCTCCTCGCCTACTTGGCGAAGGATGTTTGCCCTATTGAAGAAGAATGCGCCCTCGCGGGCACGCGCCATCTGCTGGTACTGCGTCGCCCAGGCATGCTCGCCTGAGGTGATCTTGAGCTTGCTCGCTTCCTCTGGCCCGATGCGCTCGGGATGGAGTAGCTCGCCTTCCTTCGTGCGCGGGTCGGTGAACCACTTCGTGCTCACCGTCGTGCTGCGTACGTACTCCATCGGCAAGATCAGCTTGACGTACGGCAGTCCCAACTCTTCGATCACACCGCACAGGTCCTTCGGATGGAGCCGGTGCATCATGATCATCAGTGCATCGAGTTTCTGATCGTTGAGTCGGGATGTGGCCGACTCTCTGAACATTCGCGTCGTCCTCTCAAGCTCGGCGGGGCTCTCGACCATTTCGGTCGAGTGCGGATCGTCGATGATCAGCCTATTGCCTCGGCCTGCCGTTAGACGACTGAAAGGGACAGCCTTACGGCCTCCCTTCATAGTGTTCTCGAAGTCGCTTGCGTCGTGGCGGATGAGCTTCACACCAGGCCACAGCGCCTGGTACCACTGGCTCAGCACCAGGTCGCGGTGCTTGCGGCTATCTCGCTCAGCGTATCCGGCTTCGTACGAGGTGGTGAAGTACCGCAGCCAGGGTTTCTTCGTCCACTCCCAGGCCCCGAACATCACCGAGACCGTCGTCGATTTCATCAGCCCAGGGGGCATGTTGCACAGGAAGCGTTGAATCTCCTCGTCGTGGATGGCCTGGAGGTGCTCACCGATGGCGTCGACGTGCCAGTTGTGAAGATACGGCGTGCCAGGCTCGATGACGTGCCAGGCCTCTTTGACGAAGCCCGAAAAGGTGTAGCAGCGCTCGCGCACCGCAGCGGCGTTGTCGGTGATCTCCTGGAGCCGGTCCAGGCTCTCTTTCCGCTTAGCCTGCTCTAGCTCAATGCTTTGTCGCAGCTGCGAGAGCGCTTGCAGCTTGGCTTGTACGGGCAGCGAGTCTGGCGAGGTCATCATCGCTCATGTCCCCCAGATTGAGCGGCGACAGATCAGGATTGGATACAGGCTGGATCGGCTTGCCGTGGCCGCGCTCCAGGACCATCGCCGCTGCAGTCAGGCGCACGTTCGGCTGATTGCCGGGGTTACGCATGATCGCGAGTATCGTTGCCATCGCACCACGAGTGTGCTTTCGCGCCATATCGCGGAGGTCAAGCATCTTGCTGTCAGGCGGACGCGTCCCCTCAGGGTTGCCCGACCGGCCAGCCACCCAGCCACCCTTCCCGGTCGGGTTGCCGACTTGGCCCTTCTTTCTGTTATTCAGCGGCATCAGAACTACCTGCTCCAAATATCAAATTATTGATTCTACGTCCTTTTTCGCGAGCGTAATCACTCGCGCTGGCGTTTCGGCTTTCCTAACCAGCTCAAACATACCCGCGCTCCCCTCAACTTCTGAGGGTCGACCAAACATGTGAACTAAAACTTTGAGGCGGTCATACGTTGACCACCGAACGGGTCCTTCAAAACCAACAAACGGTCCCTCAAGAACCTTAACCGTAGCACCGACCTCGAAAAGCATCCGATCCGCCTGTTGCTCAATCACATAACCTTCCGAACTACACAGACTCATAAGCGGCAACAACGCTTCATCGCGAACCCTGGCTGGTATCTCACTAGCCGAATACATGAGTCCCTTGAGTCCGCTCCCGGGCAAGGCATTCAAATCCTGCCAGCCATATAAGAGAACATCGAATCTTACAAATAGATAGCCCGATATGTACGGCCTGATTATTTCTGTTTGCTTTCGGCCGCGCGAGGGTTTCCGTAAAGAAACAATCTTGGGGTTGAAAACCTCGAACCCTTTGGCCGCGACGCACTTTTCCGCGATCATTCCTTTATGGGGCTCTACCTTCGCAACATGCCAATTGAGCATTTCCGAACAGCCCCCGGACAACCGCGCGCTCGAGGGACGATCCCCAAGCGGGCAGTACAACCAAGTCGCGACATCTCGCCAAAAACTTAACGATTGCAAGGGCTATTAGTTGCCGCAACATTATTGCGTCAGCAAGCAACATTATTGCGTCAACAAGCAACATTATTGCGTCATGCAATAGGATAGGTCAGCCCAATAGGAGGTCCCTGATAGCCCTGATGTCCCTGATCTCCCACTCCCAACCACATGCATAACCGTTTTAGCCTATATTCTCGTGAACCTGACCTGTAGCTTGATTCCAGTCTACATATAGGAGCTCTATGGCAGGAAAGTAGGCTAAAAAAAAGTGCATGTGGTTGGGAGTGGGAGACTAGGGACATCAGGGCTATTAGGGACCAGCGCCCTGATGTCCCTGAAATAAAATTACCTCCGATAGGGCGTTGAGTGGTCCCTGATGTCCCTGATTATTGAAACAACATCGGCGCACTGGCCAGCAACGGCGAGGTTGAGTGGTCCCTGATGTCCCTGATTATTAAAACGGGATGTCGTTGTTACCTGGGGCAGCAACCGGGCCCCCGCCCCCTTTTGTCGCCAAGGCACTAGCGGCGGCAAGTCGTTCGCGCATAGAAAGGTCGATGCGGGCATAAACAACGAGGCGTCGCCCTGCTATTCTCCAACGACCATCTTCGGAAACATCGTTACGCATAGGCGAGTACCCGCATTGTTCAAAACGGTGCGGTATGGCCCGCCTGTTCTTGCGATCTTTTAGCCAAGCACGAAAAGTATCATCGGCCTTAAACGCGACCATGTCGTTGGTTACAGCGGGAAGGTTACCAAGCTCCTCCATGATCTGACGCAGCTCGGAATCCTCCGGAGCCTGATTGGCATCGACAATATCCCAAAACGCGGGGGTCTTGGGCGGCGGTGCCTTGGGGTTGTATGCGCTGATATCGATGGATGACAGGTAGGCAGCAACATGGCCGAAGCCTCCCATGTGATACCACCGCCACATGTGGTTCCAATACTCGTCATCGAAGCCACCGCTTTCGACATCGCTCCAAGCGACATAGTGCCGGCGGTCATTGGCCGGCAGGTAGATGCCATCGGTCTTGTAGTTGGTCGTTATGATGACGCCACAGCAGTTGGTCACATAGTGCTCGCGCAGGTTTTTTTCATCACAACGCAATACATCGGGCGGCGACGCCATATAGATTTTGGTACTGTCGTAAAACTGATATCGGTTTACCTCCAGATCGCGCGCCTCGCTGATGCGCAAAATCACCGACTTAACAAAACCGTTGAAGCGGCCCAGCATGGTTTGAGGAGTTATCTCGGCAAAGTTCCACGGCCCCACCGCATACTTGACCGGCTCCAAGATTGTATCTTTGCCAATGCCTGGTTTGCCGCCCAGGACCAAAGCGTGGTTTGGTTTGATGTGCGGCTGTTGGACGCGTTGCGCCAGGTAGAGAATAATGTGCGTCGCATCGTCAGGATAAACCTTCAATATATGGTCGGTCCATTGACTGGCCTTATGGGCATCGCCTAGCGCAATGTTGGCCGCAAGGTATTCGTTATATGAAGCCGTGCCGATCTGCTCGGACCACCCGCCGTTAACGATCAGGCGGTCCCTGATGATTTGCGGCTCGCCCGGTGCCCACGTAAGTTGGTGAACCCTCCTGTGGCGATCCAGCCAGGACGATGCTGTCATCGTCTGTTGCTTCTTTGTTGCCTCACCCTCCTTGTTGACTACCATCACCTTTTCGCCAGTGCTGTCGGTAATGGGTATCGGGCGGATGCAGGCGTTTACGCTTACCGCCGGCCATTGCTCGCCGGTTGGCGTGTAAATGTATGTATGCTGTGGCAGGTAAGCCCAAAAATCCTCAAGCTCAACGGATCGATAACCAAGCTGATTTCGCAGCCAACGCAACGCCTCATCGAACGTCTTGCCCATGTGCTCCATGACCAGATCAATCGCGGTCCTGTTGCCACCCCGCTTGTCGCCCATATCGTGAACGCCAAAGTCCTTGATACCCTGTGGACTGATACTGAGGTCTTCCTCGAGTTTTCTCCCTAACGCCTTGGACGGCACCCGATAAATGCCTTTGGATGATTTTGCTTCAGGGAAAATGACCGGCACCCACGATGCCAACGACTCCAGGGCCAAGTCGTTTATGCGACCCGGGTCGCTACCCATGCGCCCGCTCAAGTTAGCGACACCGTTAAGTTTGGACTCCTCTTTTTCAATGTCAAAAACTTCCTCACCGTAGACACCATGGTCGCCTATATCGACGATGGCAGTCAAAAACGGATCTGCTTTTTTGTGAAGGAAACCCGGCAGGCGCATGACGCGCGGCAGATCGCAAACCTTGGGGTCGCTGTTGAACTTCTTGGCTAGTGCTTTTTGGGCACCTGTAAACGACGCCAAGGGAAATTGATTGACCAGCCAATAGGCGTGCCACCGGCCGGGCGATGACTCGACGACGATATGCGGAGGACGGGTTTTATCTTCCAACACCGGCTCCAATGGCGCACCATCAAGATCGACGAACAGGGCGCGGATCGATATCACATTGGCGGCGGTCCTGCCACGCAAGTCGGTCTCGTTTACCGTTACGAAAACACCGGCACCACTTTCGTTTAACTTAGCGAGCTCATCGTAGCACTCCTCTATGGTGCCATGGATGATCCTGGCCAATTTCTGGTTCTTTGCCTTGCTATCATCGAACGTTTGAAACGTAAAGCGGTCGCCTTCCAAGGCTTCGAGGAACGCTGCGGCCATTTCCTTGTTTGTCGGGGACATGAAATTATTTCCTTCAACGCTTTACATTCTTGGATCGTTTCCTCATCCACATAATAACATCATCCAAATCATAGAAGATGGTCATGCCTTCCTTGATGATTGGCATCCCCCGCTTTTGCCAGTCCCCAACGGTCTGCGGCTTGATTCCAAGCTCGTTGGCAAGCTGATCGCGGTTAAGTATGCCGCGACCATGCAATAGTCCTGCAGGTTGGACGCTCATTGGCTAATGAATCCTTATTAAAACAGGGCGCAAACCCTACCGTATAGCTATTAGAATCCGCAAGCCTTAAAATACCCCTTGCGATTGCGCCCCGCCCAGGCATAGGGTGCCGGCTACGTTGCTTAACAGGAAATGATTCCGGTTAGCCTCCGACCTCCACCAATTCTCCCCCCGGTGGGGGTCGGGTCGGGCCTTAAAAGGAAAGAGATGTGAGATGGATCGAAATGAAATCACTGAAACACCGGAACGACAGACCCGCATCCGCGAGTTGCTTCATGCAGCGACGGCCACGCAACGACGCGGAAGAATGGTCGCCAGATGCCCCACAAATTCCCAAAGCCTCCGCTTCCCTCACATCATCTTATCTCCCAGGAGACGTCATGAACGTGTGTGAAACGATTAAGTTATGGAGCGTCAAGGTCCGC